CCGCCTGTTCTGCGGCTTCCATGTCGCAGAAGGCGTTACCCGCCGCCATACGGTACACGTCCGGGCTGAACGCTTTGACCATCGTTTCCAGCGCCGCCAGCAGTTCGCCGACGCCAGCGGCTTCGAGTATGGCAATAGTTTTTACTTGATGTAATTCATAAATAGTGCCGCCACGCGCGATTATCTTTGCCGCAATGGCGGGGTAGTACTCACCTTCAATAGCCGCCTTTGTCGCCGCTTCGACCATCGCGGGCGGGATTGGGTGTTTCTTCTCTGTCATGCCGCTCTCCTTTCGCTCAGCAAATCCATCATCAGCCGTGGCTCATCACCGAACACGCGGACAATCTCCGCACACAGACACACGGCGCGGTGCGGAAAATGCGCCGTCTTTGCGCACTCGGCGCAAACTGGATAATCTGTCAAGAGATCATTACTGCATTTACAACTGGAATACATTTCACCAATCCAATCCGGGGCCGGTTTGGGTTAATCTTTACTGACAAGCTCCGACACGTCGCCCTCCCACCAACAGTCAGCGCAGGCGCGACCATCTTTGTCAATCTCGCCGTTCTCGTCTTCGTAGTCCGTGTTTTCGATGTTCGTGCTATGGCAGCATGGGCAGTGAATAAATTCAGACATTAACTCCACCTTTGCGGGACGGCTCCCAGTGAGCTTGCCGCCCCGGCGCTAACGTGTCGGTCGCGTGATTGCCGCCGACGAAGGAGAGTATACACCAATCTAGTGAGATTACAACAAGAAAAACACTTTTTTAGTGCAAAAGTGGAATAAAAATGCCGCCTGGGTGAGAGGCGGCATTGGCGATAGGGAACGGCTTACCGGTCTGGGTCAAACGCGATCCTGACAAACGCCTGGATGATTTTGTAGACAATTATCACCGTCAGCAGGATGCCAGCGGCTTTAAGCCATCGCTCTGGCGGTTCGTTTTTGGCAGCTTCCAAGTCCTGCATAAAGCTGGATTGCAAGACTGTTAAAATGAGAATCATTGGCTCCTTTCTGTTTTGTGTGGCAATTATTGATTTGCCGCCTGTGGCAACTTGGCCAGCCCTTCTGGCTCAGCCTGAGTGACCGTAATCACGCTTTCGATCAGTGGCACAATCGCCGCCGATTCGCCACGTGTGGCAAGTTCAAGGATTTCATAGAAAGCGATTGGAACTTGCTCAAGCCGTGTGACTGGCTGAAACGGTGCGCGCTTCGTAGCTTGCGATGATTGATCTTTTGTAGGCATCGTAATCTCCTTTTCTAATTAAGTCGTAAACAGCGTCGGTAACAGTGGCAACGTAGATGACCGGCCTGCCTGGTTCGGAGTTCCAGCGAAGCCGAAATTGCCATGTTCCTTTTGACCCCTTTCCGGCCTCTACGACCGGCGCGGATTTGCCACGTGTGGCACTCTTACTCTTTGATTTCAAAGAGGGTTTCGGCTTCGATGATTTGCCACGTGTGGCAAATGGCAGAACGTTTTTTGCCGCCGGTTTTTCTGCCACGTGTGGCACTTCGTTCACCGCAACGGACTGGTCAGCCACCTTGCCGCCGCCGTCAGCCAACCCCGAATCGTGGCCGGATTCTCCGTGCTGCTCGCCAGAAAATACGTCGCTCCGATTGCTGCCACTATTGCCAGTTCGACTAGAATCAATTTCCTGATTTTCAAGATTTACCTCTGCGTTTTGCTTATCACCGTCTATTTCGCTCCGAAGATCAGCACTGCCAGCTTGTCGAGTATCTTGCTGGCTACCCAAACCGCTCCGATTGTCGAAAAAATCACGTAATAAAGCTTCATCCAAACTGGTAGATTTTTCACTTAAATACACCTCGCTTTCGGGCAGGGCGGGGCTTCCCTGCTCCGGCAATTGCGCCTCAGTTTGCGCCAACGGTTCGGCGTTCTCCGATGGCGCTACTTTTTTCCCGGTTTGCTTGGTCGGCGAAGGGCTGATTGAAGCGTCGGCGTTCGGACGCGGCTGTGGCGCTCTGCCAGTTCCTCGTCTTCACTGCTGTTCTGCAATCGTGCGGGACGGGGAAGACTGCGACCGCCACCGATGATCTGTCTGGCCAGTTCTTCGGCTTCAGCGTCGGCGCGCTCGATCATCGCCACTTGTACTTTTTCACTTTCCAGACCGTCAGATTTGGCTTGAATGATGGTTTCCTGCTGCTTGCCGAGGTAGCGAAGTTCCAGCCGGATCAGTCGCGTAACCGGGTCTGCCAGTGTGATCAGCAGCACGAAAACCAGCACGGCAATAAACACGCTGACAGCGCCCCAACTCAGCCAGCCGTTTTGAAAGTCTGACAAGGTGAGCCTTTTGACCATCATGAAGTGCGTAATGATGTTGGTCAGCATCACGCAAACCAGAAAAGCCATTCCGGCGAGAGAAATGATTCGCTCCGCAAAGGACGAAAAGGCGCGAGTGAAGCCGTAGACCAGCCAGATAAACGCGCCTTCAACGACGATGACAGCGAACAGTGAAAGGGATTGTTGAATCAGCCAGGGAGTGTCGGAGAAGCCTTCCCGGTAAATCATGAACGATGACACGCAACTGAGCAGCGTGATACAGATTAGGATTAAACCGCCGCCGACGATCACGTTCTTGCGTGCGCGATTGTGTTTGAATGCGTCTTGTACGCTGGACATTTGAAATCTCCTTCAGGTTGAAAGAGATTGGCAATAGGGTGCAGTCTTTTTACAGCAGGACAGGGAATAAATCAACAGATCGAATGTGTCCGTTTATGTGTCCGAATAGAAAAGGCCGGGTTTTAGCCCGGCCTATCCTGTGCATTCAGTTAATTTGCGTTGCTGGCGGGTACGCGCTTGGAGTGTCCAGAGTCCGCAGTCTTACCATTAGACGACCTCCCAACGCGGTAGAGCAAGATTACCAGCCAGTTGGTTGATTATCAACACTTTATTGCACTGTAGAATCAGCATGTTACGGTTACAGTTAAAAAGCAGGACACAAATAAAACGCGGAGCATATCCATATAGAAGCATACCAACTCTCCCACATCCTGCGCGGCTGGTCCGCTTTCTTTTCTTTGCTCATGTTGCGTCCGGTGGGGAAATAAATCAGCACCTTATTTGGCATCGGTAAGCCCCTCGATTCCGTCACTATGCGCATGGCGGAAACTGAAAATATGTTTAATTGATTACGAGGGTAACACGCTCAACCGAATGCTGTTAATAAAATAACTAAATTGGTGCAGAAGAGCAAAGCCTATTTTTTCAGAGAATTTCTGCAAAAAACCACCAAATCAATGAAAAAAGGTGTTGACGGGCACTAAATTAGTGTAGTAGTCTGCCCGCGATATGAAAGCAAACACCAAAAATCAGAAAAAAGCCCCGACAGTTCGGTTTACACTCGAACTTGATCCGCAGGTTGCCCGCGCCTGTGATGAGGCGTTGGGGCAGTTTGGCCGTACTGTCACTTCTCGAAACACTTTTATCAATTTCATTTTGGCGTTTTATTTGGAAACGCCAAATGCGGCAGAGTTTCAGAAATTGCTTGAGAAGTTGAATGCCAAACCTGAACTACAAACAGGCTGCTGAGTATTTAGGAATCAGCAAGGGACTGCTTGAAAAGCTTGTCTCTGCGGGTGAAATACGCCCTGCGTACATTCGCCGCCGTGTGTTGTTCACGGAGCAAATGCTGATTGAGTTTACAGAGAAATGCGCCAGGCCGGTCGTGGCACGGCGCAAAAGTTCCCCGGCGGCTACCGGGGATTTGTCAATTTAACAGATTGGCAATAGGGGCGGCGGTTGCTGGCAAATGTGACCGCCGCATTTACCCGCAAGATACCAGATTTTAATTGAAAAACCAATAATTCGCACGCGAGGTCGCACAGAAGCAAAGCAATACGGGCAACGTGAATGCTCGGCGTTGTGGATCGGCAATCAAGGCGGTTGGCGAGGGGCGCTATATGAGCAAGGACAGGGAGCGTTCACGGCGAACTGTCCGAGCGTTTGCGGGGTGGTTAGCTCGCAAGGGTTAATCACTCCGCAGCGTTGGTGATATTTGAACGAGTTTGGTGATTGAAGCCGGTACAAGCCGGAATGCTTATTCCAGTGAGAGAGGGAAAGCATAAGCGCAGTCTACGATTCGCGGAAAACACAGACACCGCGCCGATTTTACTGCCGCTGCTGGATTAACAAATTACCCTCAGCTTACGTGCCTCTGTCGCAATCCGTGCACTGCCTGAGTAGGACGTAGCTCAGGACAATCACCAATCCAGATTGCGCGCCAACCGTGCCCCGACTTCCCGGAGAGCCGAATCGGGATGGCTGGACGTATCCGGCCAGCGCAGCGGCGAAGCGCAGGGCGCGCAACGGCTTTACCTGGTTGCACCGTCGCTAAGCAACACTCTGGGGGATTGGGCTTAGCGGGCGTTGCCCCACGCGGCCCGCCGCTGCTTTGGAAGGGGCGGCGGGTCAGGATTTTCGATTTGGCTTGAAAGGCAATTTATGACAGTCCTGTTAATCGTTTTAGGCATTGCAGCGGGCGCACTGGTCATTTTTGGTCATCGAATCTTTGGATTGACCGAACATGAACCGGGGAATAGTCACAAATGCGTAAGATGCGGCCACAAGCTTGACTACGACTCGCAGGGTAATTGGTTTTCTTTGGAAAGCCTTAGTTCCTGGTGTAAGTGGAGTAAATGAAAGTTATTACCTGTCCTGAGCCAATCGAAGTTAATTTGCTAAGCGTTTTTCTTGCTGGCGGGATTGTCGGCTGTACCGATTGGCAAAGCGAAATTATCCCAATGCTTGCCGACACGAACCTGGCGCTGTTCAATCCGCGACGCCCGGCATTTCCAATTAATGATCCAAATGCTGCGCCACAACAAATTGAGTGGGAGTTCAATGCCTTACGCGCTGCAAACGTTATTAGTTTTTGGTTTGCGACTGAAACGGTGCAACCAATCGTGATGTTTGAATACGGCTACTGGTTAGGCCGTGGCGAAAACCTGGTGGTGGGCTGTCACCCGGATTATCCGCGCCGGTTGGACGTGGAGCATCAAACGCGCCTTGAAAGGCCGGATGTTTCCATTGTCTACGACCTGGAAGAATTGGCGAGCAGGATTCGACTATGCGGATTTTGAGTTTCCGGTATCCGCAACCGGGTAGCCATTGCGGCTGCGAAGGCGAGCGCCAGCGGAAGCAATGCGGAAATTAAACAGTAGTAGATTACGCCGCCTGTCGGAATGGGCGGGCGGCGGTTTTTACACACACAATGATCTGGATAACATTACTTGCAGTAGCTCTTGTGATTGATGCCGTCAGCATTTGTCAGTACGACGCATGGCGGGAGTCCACACAGGACTCGGACGGACGAACGGTGCTCATCGCCCGCCCACACGACGCGCAAAACACTCATGCCCCGTTGCCCCGGCGCGTCAATCGCAAACCCATAGCGCGGCGTATTGCCGCTGAATATTTTACATTTCCACGTGCCCCGTGGTGGACGGACGCGCGGCGTTATCGCGCGAGGTGCTTGAGCGATGGCGAACACTACATTAACCGATGAATGGGGTAGCTTTACAGCTATCCCTAATGATTTCATAGAGCAGGCCGCCCGTTTAAGTGATCAGGCGCGCTGGCTATTTGTACTCCTGCGTTTTCATACAAACTCTGCTACTAAAACGGCTTTCCCGTCTTATGATGCCATTAAGTCACAGACTGGATGGGGATATAACACGATAGCAAAAGCCGTGCGTGATCTTGAAAATAATGGTTGGCTGACTCGTCAAAAGCGGTTCAGCGGGACGACCCACTACACATTAAAAAAGCCTACGAATCTACCTGAAACACAGTCCTTGCGAGCGGCAAGGAATGGCCATTCCTTGCGAACGGAAAGGACTGGCGAGACGATAGTACAGTCCTTGCGAGACGATAGTACAGTCCTTGCGAGTCGCAAGCCTAACAAGACTGAGATTACTAAGATTGAGATACAAGAGAGAGAGAGCGCCCCCGTCCTTCCATCTGTGGACCGACCACAGGAACAGCCATTTGCTCCTAACGATGATGTAGACAATACACCCCCTGAACCAGAATGGACTGTGGGTGAAAGATTCCTACTGAAAGCCTGCGATTTGTGGGAGAAGCCGTTAATCGAAAACGACTGGCGGCTAAAACAATCTGTGAAATCGTGTGGAAGATGGGTGAACGACAGGCTTGACTTGAAAAAGCAGATTGGTGGAACTCCCGCGCTCTTTCGAAAATTCTGGTTTGAAGAGTTATCCCGAAAAGCAAATCCGCGTCCCGAATATGTAGTTGAACAGTGGGACGCATATGACCGCTGGCTGATTGACACGCACGAAACACACAGACGGAGATTAGCCGCTTGAGACACACCGATAAAAATCACAGACCATCCGCCATCAAGCCGGTAGTAGCAAACATACCCGCAGAGTTGCAGGAGTTGAAGCAATGGGTGTTGTGGAAATACCTGTGGAAAGTTGACCAGAGCACGGGCCGGGCTGAGTGGGCGAAATTGCCAATGCAGACGACCGGCCACGCAGCAAAGAGCAACGATCCCTCTACGTGGTCAACGTTCAAGGACGCGCTTTCAGCCTGGGAGACAGCAAAGGCGTCGTTTGATGGTCTGGGTTTTATGTTCACGCCGGAAAGCGGAATTGTCGGGGTGGACGTTGACAACTGCGTTGAGTGGGACAGCGACGGCGAGCAGCGGATAAGCAAAGTCGGCGCTCGCGTGATCGAGCTACTCGACTCCTATACCGAACTTTCGCCGTCCGGTTCAGGTATTCACGTAATCGTAAAAGCTCAGCTTGCCGATGCGCTAAAGGACAGTAAAACCGGGATCGAGGTTTACAACAAAGGCCGGTATTTTACCGTAACCGGCTCAATCTGGTCCGACTTCCTGCCTGTTGCGGAGAGAAGCGAACAGCTTGCCAGGATGGTGAATGGCATCCGCAGTCAAAAGGTCACTGCTCAACCGCAGCAACAAAACAAAGCGGAGACATTCCTGACGGCTGACGAGCGATTGAAGAAAGCTTTTGCGGCCAACAACGGGCAGTCCATTTCACGGCTGTTTTATGGCGATACTTCCGAGTATAGCGGCGATGACAGTGCGGCGGACCTGGCTCTTTGCTCCAAACTGGCGTTTTGGTCCGAGAACGACCCGGCCAAGCTTGATGCGATGTTTCGCCAGTCGCGCCTATACCGCGACAAGTGGGACCAGAAACACGCGAGCGATGGCCGCACTTACGGCCAAATGACGATTGAAAAGGCTCTTTGTGGCTGCACGGAGTTTTATGATTCGCAGCGTCGTCCGCAGCCATCGCCGGAAGCGGCAAAGACGGTCAGGCCCGAAGACGCATACGCGGAACGCAAAGCGCGCCGGTTCAAATTTGGCGAGTTGTACGAGCGCGCGAACGCCTACCGTAAAGAGCCTGCTATGCAGGGCGAGCACACCGGCTGGGATAATGTTTCAGAGTTCTACCGGCCACGTAAGGGATTGTTCACTGTTGTTACCGGGATACCATCTCACGGCAAAAGCTCCTGGCTGAACGCGCTATGTTTTAACCTGGCTTATCAGGCTGGTTGGAAGTTTCTGTTTTGCTCATTCGAGACACAGCCGCTTGAGCAACACGCCTGCGACCTGGCGCGTATCATCCTCGGCAAGCCCACGTTCATTGGCGCAAATGGAGCCGCGAGCGATGAAGAATTCGCTTCCGCCTTCGATCAATTCCCGGACAGTTTCGAGTTCGCGCAGGTAGCCGAAGACGACATGACCGTGGACGGCGTTTTATCTTACGCCGCTGATTCTGTGCGTGACAATCAGATTGACGGCTTTATTTTTGATCCCTGGTCTGAACTGAATCCGCCTTCTCGCCTGGTTGGCAACTACACGCAATTTGTCCAACAGGGACTAAACCGACTGCGGCGCTTTACCCGCGATAATAATATCCACACTTGGCTTGTGGCACATCCATCGAAGTTTTTGCTCAAGGGACAGAAGCGCGATGTGCCGACGCTTTACGACATCGCCGACAGTGCGCATTTCTACAACAAGGCCGATTACGGCATCGTCGTCTACAGGCCGGACGATGAATCAAGCCGGGTTGAGATTCACACTCAAAAAGTCCGCTTTTACACGACCGGCAAAAAGGGCGTTGCTGGCCTGAACTACGATGTTTATTCAGGCCGATACGATGAGAGTTCCTATATCGCCGGAGAAAGGGTCAACGAATATGCTTTCTAGTTGGAACTATGACGGCAAGTTTTTAACTCGCTATCCGCAGAACACGCAAAGCACGATTTCAAATTTGTTTTGTCATGCGGTGCGGGACGGAATGAAAACGGTGTTTCAGGTGCTAGGCGAAGTGGAATATCAGGCGCGGCGGCGCAAGGGCAAGCATAACCAGTCTTACCTGACTGATGAGTGGTTGGACGTGCTGATTGAGCACCTAAGCGATGAAGAAGCCGAAGACTTTGCCGCGTTCATTATCGAGCGGGAAAATCTGACGCTCGATGAGAAGACAAAACTGAAAGAACAATCCGGCGTTCAGTACCAGCAGCAATACATGGCAGAGCAGCCGCCAACAGACAAGCAACTGAAGTATCTGAAAAGTCTTGGCTGCGAAACTGTTCCGGAGACAAAGTTGGAAGCTTCACAGTTGATTGACCAGTATCTGAAAACGAAAGGGAAAGCGGCGTGAGTTGTAGGTGTATAGGGACGACAGAAGACGACCACAAGTGCGCGTCAAGTATCGCTCACGAGACGTATCAGTCCGTCAACGAGATGCTGGCAAAACTGGCTGACGACTTCGGCGGTGTTGCGAACCTGCCGTCACATGTGCGGTTTAGTGATTATGAAAGCGGTGGTTGGCACGGACAGGAGCAGGAGTTTGCAAAAGCCGTATCTGCGGGCAACTGGATAAAAGCCCAGGACGTGCGGGATGCGTATCTAAAACGCGTTGAAGCGTTCTGTGACCGTAGCCGCGCAAAGTTTCTTACAAAGGGGGCCGCATAATGGCTGACATAGTTGTAACAGTCCCAAAATCTTTTGAATACGATGGCAAGCTGAGGGCGACTTGCCGGGTGAGCAGTGGAGCGGCCAGGAGTGGCATTTCGACATGGGCGGCGCAGTGCCGGACATCAAGCCTGGCGAGCGTGTCTATATCGTCTGCGATGGCAAGCTGCGCGGCTATGCGCCGCTCGTGCGCATAGAGCGATACCATAACGGCTACGCCCTTGTGCGTCACGGCGGTGCGGTTGCTGTGACAATTGGCAGGCCGATTACGGGCTTCCGTGGATTCCGGTATGTGGATTGGGAGCGGGGCGAAGAGAAGCCGTTTCCCGATTGGCAGGAGGTGACAGCGTGAACGCATACCTTGACGACATTGCCTTACTCGACCACGAGCAAGCCGCCACAACCCGCGCATTCGAGCAGGCGCGTGACCGTATCCGCGCAATCGAATGCAACCCACTGGCAACCACGCCGCAGCAGGCCGTGCGGTTTGCGTTGCAGGAAGCGCAGGATGTGCTGGCGTGGCTTGCGGAACGGTGCGGCGTGCGAATGGAGGTGCGGAAGTGATTGAATCTATCGCCATAATCACCGTGGCCGTCTTCGCCGCCTACGGGGCTGTGCAGTTTGGCTTTTACCTGGCCCGCTGCCGCGTCACCCTATGGCATCTGCGCCGCCATAACGCCGAACTGGCGCGGGCGCTGATGAACGCCAACGATCAAGTGGCACGCTACCGGAACGTACTGGCCGCAATCGAGCGCGGGCAAACGGTAATCCTGAACGTGAAGGAGTTGAGTAAGTGAGCACGCACAAAAAACACACACAGTATAGTTTCCAGCCGGGCCAACGTTACAACGGCAATCTAGTGTTGGCCGTTGGTGAAATGCCGTCGCCGCACGCAGATCAGCGTTGCGTGGACTTCGAGTGTCGGGATTGTAAAAGTCCGGCGCGGGTCCATCATCGAACAGTAACCAAATGGCTCAATAGCGATGTTGACTGGTGCTGTGCGCTCTGCCGGAAAACGCGCAGTAACCGCAGCGGCAGCGACAAAGGGAAAGCCAAAGCCACGCTGCAAGGCGCTCCGATTCTGGCGCGTGAAGTCAGAGTGGATGGCCGGGGCGTCCGGCGGCTGTACGTAACAATTAAGTGTCAGGGTGATGGTTGCGGTGTGCATTTCGCGCATCAAATCCGCGCGCTGAAGATGCTGGAATCCAAACGCCGCCCATTGCTTTGCGATAAGTGCCGGACTGTGGCAAGGGCAGCGACACATAGCATTTATCGAACCGAATGGATGCAGCAGAAAAAGGCCGCAGGCGTAGCCAAGCCAAAGCCGCAGGCAGTCGAGCAGGTTGAGAGCGGCATAAAACTCATGGCAACCACGCGGAGACTTATCAGC